TTCATCAAAATTAACAATGAACTCATAAAAATTAATATTGTATTTTCCCTTTGTAGACAATCTTTGAGAGAAAGTAAAATAGTCTACAAGATTATTTCCAATTCGTGATCTAGGCGACATATTACAAGCATTACTACCAATTTGGATAAGTTGCTTCATTTCTTCTTTGATTTCTTCAAATGTAATGTTTTTGATTTGCTTTGCAATTTCTATTTTTTCTTCATTTGTATAATTTTCTTTTAACATTTTACTATTTTTACTATTTTTATTATTCATTTATTTTATTTGAAATATTTTAACTAAAAATTACAATATTGAAGTTAAAAAGTATTATTATATAAAAATAATATTATATAATAAAAATATGAAAATAGTCATTAACTCATATATTAAAAATACTATTGCATTGAATCATTTATTAGATAGCATGAAACAACAAAGTGAATTTACATCATATGACATAATTGTTGTACTTGGTGGTTATTATAATAATAAATGTTATGAAATTTATCGTAGTGTTGAAAAAGTAGATAATATCACATACATAAGATGTAATCACAATAGTATTGATTTTACTGGTTTGATTACAATGTTAGAGTTGTATAGTAAAAATAAAGACGAATACTATTTTTATTTACATGATACATGCAAAATTGGCGACAATTTTTTTAAGAAATTACAGTCAATTGATTTGACCAATGTTTCATCCATCAAACTCAATAAATGGTTTTCAATGAATATGGGCATTTATTCGCAGGAAATAATAAATCAATCAAAAGAATTTTTATTATCAAAGAAAAACACAGACGAAAATAGGTCAATGGAATTCAAATGTGTTAACTTTCAAGAAGACTTTATTTTTAATAACGACCCAAACAATATTTTATTAGACAATTATGATGGTCCTGAATGTAGTGGAGAACAAGTAGATTATTATAATACAGGTACTATGCGTATTGTAGAATATTATCCTAATATAGATTTGTATAAAATTAAAGCCAATTGGAGAGAAAAATCGTTAATAAACGGTATTTGGACACTGAATCTGTAATAATATTATTATTATTATTTATTTCAAATAATAATTAAAAACAATTTTATAGATAAAAATAATCCCATAATAAAATATGACTTCTATTGAAACCATTAAACATGTATTTTATATAAATTTAGAATTAAGAACTGATAGGAAACAACATGTTGAACAACAATTAGCATCTATTGGAATCAACGCTACTAGATTCAACGCAATAAAGCTTGCCAATGGAGCAATTGGTTGTAGTATGAGTCATTTGAAATGCCTTGAAATAGCGAAACATAATAATTGGGAACACGTCATGATTGTTGAAGATGATATACTTTTTTTAAATACAGAATTGTTCAAAAATCAACTAAATAAGTTTTTAAAAAAACAAGCAAATTTTGATGTCGTTTTAATTGCTGGTAACAATGTACCGCCATATCAAAAAATAGACGACTCATGTGTAAAAGTTTACCGTTGTCAAACTACAACTGGTTATGTCGTTCAAAGACATTATTATGACACATTGATATCTAATATAAGAGAAGGTATTCAAAAATTAATGAAAAACCCAGAACAACATGTTTTGTATGCTATTGACAAATATTGGTTTAAATTGCAACAAAAAGATAATTGGTATTTAATTACACCTCTTACTGTAACACAACGTGAGGATTACAGTGATATTGAAGAGCGAAATACGAATTATACGCGACTTATGGTGGATTTGGATAAAGAATGGATGTTCAAACGATAACCGCACCTCATAAATCAACCATTTAAGAAATAAACATCTCCTTATCTGGGTATAGAGATATCTATATCCATATCAATAAATATTTTATTGGTCGCTATATTTAAGATATCTAATTTATAACGCTCATCCAAATTAAAACCAATAGCATAATCTTCAAAATATTCTTTCTTAATTAATTCTGTTTTAGTTAATAAATCCAATACTGCTTCTTTAGATAGAAAATAAAAACGACCGTTACAATATCTTGTTGCATAAACAGGAATGTTTTTAGGTAATTCAGGATGAATTTCATGATATCGTGACAAATGCGAAAATGGAACGTCAACTATATATCCACCATAATGAGATACCGGTTTTTTGTTCATAATTAGGTTTGTAATTGTATTGAAAAAATTCGTGTTTGTCAACATTTGATCATCGTCTGTTTTAAAAATATATTTATACTCAAACGTCATGTTCACAGCATTATAAGCTTCTATTACTTTTTTTGGCAATGAATTGTAGTCGTCAGGAGTTTTTACCCATAATACTTGGGTATCATTATCAAACATGAAGTCGCGATCCATTGTTTCATCACCAATCACATGATAATATTTTAAATACGATGGTATAGTTTTCAACCATGTCATTTTTTGAATATTTGCCTTGGTTTCATATTTTTTACAATTCATGATAAGAAGGATGAAATCTTGGTTTATCATATAACATATATTTATTATATATGTTATACACTTTATATAATTTTAATATTGGTTTTGTATTTATTTTGCGTTTATATGAATAATTAACCTATCATTTTTTGCACATTCGCTATCTAGATGATATACTTTATTAATACGTAGTTTTAGAATTTCTAATAATCCTTCTTTATTAATATTACTCCAATCTTCATTTAAGCGTAAACCGAATAATCTAAAATCATCTACTATAATAATAGCTTCGTTTTGAAATAAATTATTTATATGGGTAATTTCTTCAACTAAAGGGCAGTCTTTTTCACTTTTTCCAGTATCTCCAGAACTCCAATGACCATCTAAAAAGAATATACAATTATCACTAATGGTTGGTAATAAAGATTGAAATACAACGCTACTGTCGCCTAGTACGAAATTAATTTTATTACCATAATATTTATTTTTTGTATTATTATAGTATTTTTCACTGAATTCAATTGTATATAATTTATTAAAATATGGTTCTAATGCAAAAGTTGTTTCACCGTTGTAAGTACCAGTTTCAATGAAACAATTATATTTTGTATAATCTTCTTGTAAACTCTTTAAAAAATCTTTATTAAGTGAAGGCATATTATATTAAATAATAAAGAACATTTTTTATATTGTTATAAAAATAAAAATATAATTTTATATATTAATATTATTGATTGTTTCAATCAATTTATTTTCACACACTTCCATAGATAAATTTTCTAAAATGAATTCACGTGGTTTATAATGCTCAATATTGTTTATAAATTTATTATACGTTTTTTCCAAATCAGCGCTACCATAAAACACTTCCCCACAACGTTCATCCCAATAAGGAATACATGTTGCTGGGATATCATCGTAATTATAACCATATTCTTGATTCATTGATTTTACATCCCACACTAGTAAAGGAACATCACAAGATAGCGCTTCTTGTAATCCAAACCCTTGGCTTTCATGCCTTCCTATCCATATACCATATTTTGAATTTTGTAAATAATTTAAATATTCGTTTTCACTATATCTATTTTGATAACTAAATAGTCTATAATTTATATTTTTAGAATTTAAAAAATTTTGAACCATTTCTAATTCATTTGGGTTTCTAGTTTTAAAATAAATAAAAACCTCATTTCTGTCACTATTTGGTTTAATTTTATTAAATTTATTTGTATCAACTCCAAATGGAATTTTTACAAATTTTAAATTTAGATTATAATATGGTTCTGACCAATAATTGACAACCCATTCAGATAAAAGATTAAATACACTATTTTTACCTTTAATACTATTTAATTTATCGTCAGGAAAAACACTAAAATGAGGTCCAAATATGAATTTAGTAGTTGAATATTTTGAAACATCTATTGGCATATGTGGACTTAATACACAATCATAGTTAGTCAAATCATATTTTTCTACTTCATCAAGAGAATATATTGTTGTAAATTCTATATTTCTATAATTCATCAAAGCGTGATGATTTTTATCATGCATCCATGTTTTTACATATAAAATTTTCATTTTTCTAATAAATACAATATATTTATGTATTTATATATATTTTTATTATAAACTTAAATATACCCGTAATAATAATTATAATTATGGAAAATCTTGTATTAATAACATCAATAATCAATACTCCAAACACTCATTTATCATATGGAATAAGGTCAGTTTATAATAGTGAAGAAAGATTTGAACAAACCAAATCAACTATTCATTCTGTTAAAGAGAAAATTCCAAATTCAACTATTTTTATTGTTGAATGTTCAGAATTAAATGAAGAACAAAATAATTATTTTTTGCAAAACTCTACTTATTTTTTGAATTTATATAATAATGAAAACTTGCGCGCGAATATGCACAGTGATTCAAAATCGCTATGTGAAGGAACAATGACATTTTGTGCTCTTGAATTTTTATTACAAAATGATATAAGATTTGATAATTTAATAAAGATATCAGGAAGATATTATTTGTCTGAAAATTTTGATTGTAAACTTTTTAATAATAGTGGAATAGTTATTAAATACATAAACAATGATATTAATAATGTTTTTACTGGTCTTTATAAACTTCCTAGAAGTTGTATAGAAAAATTAAAGTTATTTCTTCAAAATAATGTTAATAAAATGATATCGTATATCGGGTATGAAGTTTTATTTGCTGAATTTATTAAGGAAAAATGTATAGATATTCATATAGATAATCATACAGTATTAGGACTCTCTGGATATGTATCTGTTTCTGGAGATTTGTATAATGGTTAAAAATATAATAAAAAATTATAAGTAAAATAGTAAATAAATATAGAAATAAATATAAATGATTCGTATTGATTATTATATATAAATCAATTATGCGAATAGCAGTAATAGACGGCGTAAATCAAGATATTGGGTTGAATATATTATTTCCTGAAGCGGATTATTTTATTAATAACACAGAGCTTGATAAATCATCTAACATGAGAAATCATAATATTCATCCCAATTATGATTGGTCACAAATAAATGATAAAAACTATGACTATTTGTTTATAGTTATAGCATTATATGATGCTAAGCCAGGTACGAAGTTTTTTAAACAAAATATATATGATATATTACAACGTGAAATAAAAATTATCAATGAAAATAATTTCAAAAAAGTTTTTGTATTTGATAATTATGATTATGATTATGACCCGAATGAAATACTTGATAACAATAAAATAACTTTATTTTTCAAAAGAAATTATAATAAAACTAAAACATATAAAAATAATGTTCTTCCTTTTCCTTTTATAATGTTTGGCGAAGTATCAATTATTGAAAAAATAATTGATACATGTTATTCAGATTTTAAAACGAATCGTGTGTTTTATACCGGTGGGTTATTTATTCACGATGACCCGCAAATAAATTATTATAGAGATAGGAAAACTATTTATAGTAAAATTAGCAATTATATTTACAATCCAGGCTATTTAAATTATAATGATTTTTTACATGTAGTAAGAACTTCAAAGTTTTCTTTAGATTTAAATGGTGTTGGAGATCCAAATAAAAGAACATTTGAAATTCTCTCACAAGGTTCGTTAATGATATCTGAATATAATGATTTAAAATGGCCATTTGAAGAAACTTTTTCACAAGAGACAATATTTAAAGATGGAGAAGATTTTATTAATAAAATTAATAGTTTAAATGAAAATGATGAACTTTATAATAGCTGTCTTTTGAATCAAGTAAATATTTATAATAAATATTTCAATGTAAAATGGATTAAAGAATATGTTGTAAACCATATAAAAGAAATGGAAGAATACAAATATTATTCACAATGCGGCGAAGACGAATTTTTAAATACAAATTATTTTAAAAATAAGAGGGATGGTGTTTATATTGAATTAGGAGCATTAGATGGTGTTTTATATTCAAATACCAAATTCTTTGAAGACCAACTCGGGTGGAAAGGAATATTAATAGAACCACATCCATATAAATTTCAAAATTTAAGTGTTAACCGCCAAAATAATTATTTATTTAATAATCTTGTAAGTTGTTCAACGGAAAACGTTGTATTTAGGTTTTTTATAGATAATTATTCTGGTGTATCTGGTATTGAAGAAACATTACCAAAAGAACATTTTAATAATTTTTTTAATAGTATAAATGAACCACAATCAAGAGAATTAATTAAACCAAAAACATTAACTGAAATTGTAAAAAGTACAGACATTAAACATATTGACCTTTTATCATTAGATGTAGAAGGTCATGAATATGAAGTTTTATTATCATGGGATTTTTCAATACCAATTGATGTAATTTTAATTGAAATGCTTGGCGGTTCTCAAATTGAAAAAGAAGAAAAATGTCGCGAAATTTTGATAAAAAATGGATATAGATTTGATACAAAGTATAAACATAATGAAGTATTTATTTTAGAAAATAATGATAGGTTTAAATAATTGAATATTTTTATTTTTAATTTTTATAAATATCTTATGAATATTTTTAACAAAATACAAAATTGTAGAATTTGTAATTCAACAGATTTAGAAGTAGTTATTTCAATAGGTGAACAATATATTTCTTCAAGATTTCCAATTTATGGTGATTTTTCTACACCCAAAGTAGATATAAATTTATGTAAATGTAAAAATACTGATTGTGGTTTATTACAATTACATGAATCTGTTATTCAAAGTGAATTATATGAATATGAATATGGTTATCGTTCTGGGTTAAATAATAGCATGAGAGAACACCTGAAACAATATAAAGAAGAAATTGAATGTTTAGTTGATCTTTTTGAAGGAGATTTAATTTTAGATATTGGTAGTAATGATTCAACCATGTTACAATTATATTCAGACAAATATAAAAGAATTGGTATTGATCCAACCGGAAAACAATATGCGCAATATTATAAAGACGTAGAACTTATACCAACTTATTTTACAAAAGAGACTTTTAAAAATGTATATGGAAATAAAAAATGTAAAATAATTTCTTCAATTTCAATGTTTTATGATCTTCCGAAACCAGTTGATTTTGCTAAAGACATTTATGAATGCCTTGATGATAATGGTATATGGACGTGTGAACAAAGTTATTTATTGACAATGGTTAAAAGAAATAGCATAGATACAATTTGTCATGAACATTTAGAGTATTATGCATTAAAACAAATAAAATATATTGCTGATTTAAGTGGTTTTAAAATTATAAATGTAATTTTAAATGATTGTAATGGTGGAAGTTTTAGAATTTATATGGCAAAGAAAGAATCAAAAAAATATGAGGAGAATATTGAATTAATCAATAAAATTCTTCAAGAAGAAATTGAATATGGAATAAATGAGGAAAAATTTTATGAAAAATTCATGACATCATGTAATTACGAAATAAACAAATTGAAAACATTTATTAATTATACTAATAAAGATAATAAAAAAATATTTGTATATGGAGCCTCAACCAAAGGTAATACATTATTACAATATGCAAATTTAGGCGAAGAAATGTTACCATATGCTGTTGAAAGAAATCTCAACAAGATTAATAAAATGACTAGTACTGGAATTAAAATTATTTCTGAAAGTGAAATGAGAGAAATTAAACCAGAATACTTACTTGTACTACCATATCATTTCAAAGATGAAATTATTACTCGCGAATCTGAGTATTTAAACAATGGGGGTCAATTGATTTTTCCATTCCCAAATTTTGAAATATACTCATCAAAACCTAAATTATTAATAACTGGATGTGACGGTTTTATTGGTTCTTATGTTAAGGAACAAATTAAAGATTATATATTATATGGAATAAATAGAACCCACAAATCTTTTGAAAATAATATAAACAAGTTTGAAATTGATATGAATGATAAAATATGTTTAGAAAATATTTTGAATATAATAAAACCAAATACTGTTGTTCATTTAGCTGGTATTTCAAGTGCCGAATATTCATTTAAAAATCCAATAGATTCAATTATGAACAATGGTGTTTTAACAGCATATTTATGTGATATAATTCATCGTAATAAATTAAACTCAAAATTGTTTAATGCATCAAGCAGTGAAATTTTTAAAGGCCACATTGATTTTAAAGTAACAGATAATGAAACATATAAATATCATAATCACCCATACTCAATAGCAAAAATAATGGGACATTCAATAGTAGATTTTTATCGTGAAACTTATAATTTACCATTTTCAAATGGCATTATTTTTACAACTGAATCATCAAGAAAATCAGAAAATTTTTTATTCAATAAAATTACTAACCACATTGAAAAATGGAAAATGACAAAAGAAATTTTAATATTAGGTAATTTAGAATCTTATAGAAATATAATTCACCCACTTGACGTTGCTGACGCAATTTCAAGTATTATTGAACAAAAAAATGGCAACAATTATTTAATATGTAATACAGATAAAAATCATAGAATATATGATTTAGTAATTAAACTATACGAGAAGGCAGGCATAAATTTAATTGATGACAATAATATTTTATACGATAAAACTTCAGGTGAAATTGTTATTAAAATTGAAAATTTACAGCACATTGAAAATAAAATTATCAATATAGAAGGTTACCCAGAAAATTTATTAAAAATAGGCTGGGTGCCTAAATATGACATTGATGATATTTTTAGTGAATTAATTACACCGACCGGAAAGAAAAATGAGACAAAAATGTAATAAAAACATCTTACTTAATTTTATATAATGAGGATTAAATTAAGTGAAAAATACCAAACAGAAAGAGAAGAAATATGTAATAAAATTATTTCCATATTAGATTTAAAAGAAGATAATACTATTTTACTTTGTCATTTAGATGAAGATGTAGAAAAACAAAACAAAATATTGGATTTAAAAGAGGAAATACAAAAATATTTTGCTTGTTCTACTATTTCTTCTTTCAAACCAAATTTTGAATGTAAGCGTCCTTATTTAAATATTATTAGAAGTATTCTACGACAACAAAATTATATATTTGATTGTGGAACAACTTTTACAAAAGTAGAAAATGGTATTTATAAAACTTCAACAAAATATAAAATATTTAGGAATAATTAAATAATTTAATTTATAAAGTAAATTATTTAAAAATAAAATCTTTGGTAAATATATAGAATGGTGAAAAAGAAAAAGAAAGAAACATTCAAAACTTTTAGAAATTTAGAGAAATCTAAATTCAAAACTATCAAAACAACACTCAAAACTGTTTTATTGAAACATAGTGAAGTTCAACCGCTTATTACTAATTTGGTTTTTGAAATCAACGATTTGGTTATTCATACTTATCAATTTATTAGATTATATATTTTGTATTGTTTTCATAACCATTTAGCATTTCCTGTTTTTGATGATAAATTTACATTTGTAAAATATTGTATCAAAACATTAGGAACGAAATCTAATAGTGGAAGAAAATCCAAAGATACACAACTTTTGCATACATTACAACAATTTTACATAAAAGAATACCAACCTTTACTTAATCACACCAAAATAAATTTAGTCAATAAATCTCATTTGATAAATATTATAGCAGAACAAATACAAGTTTGTATTTCTACCAATATACAAGAACATTTTATTCAACATTTACTTCGTTTTATCAATAAAACTACAAATGATATTACAGAAGACAAAAAAGAATTGTTTGAATTTAAGCACAAATTGCTTACGTTAGAAGAAACAAATGAAAAATTTAATATATGGAAACTTACTCACTTACATAATATTTTACCAACGAATATCAACAAATCTATATATTATGATGTGAAAATAAGGCAGTTTGATTATTTGAAAGGAATGTTGTATATGAATTCTCTATTAGAAACGCAAGAAAATAAGTTATTTCAACCTTTACCACTACGAAATAATATTATCCCAAAAAATATTAAATTTGATAGTTCCTGTATTGCTGAATTATTTTGCCCTGAAAGTGAAAAGAAAGGCGAAGTTTTGAAAAAAATTACTAATTATCAAAATGTATTATGGAGTAGTTTGTTGAATATGAAACATAGATTATTCAAAAATAGATATTATACTTTTCATAATGAAATAACCACAGATGGAATTAGTTGTTCTTTATTATTTATTCGTAAAGATTGTAAAGGAGAAGAAAATAAAAATAAACAAATCAATAGCGTAGATTATGATTATATTAGCATTGAGGAATTAGATAAGCAACAATTAGACAATTTGAAATCAAGAAATATAGTAGGTTTAGACCCTGGTAAGCGTTCTTTGGTATATATGATGGACGGACAAGGCAACAAATTACAATATACAGCATCGCAAAGAAAAAAGGAAAGTATGGCGAAACGAAACCAAATTATTCTACAACGAGAGAAGAAAAATAAAAAGATAAATGAGTATGAAAATGTATTGTCTTTACAAAATAGCAAATCAGTCAATTACAATAATTTCAAATCTTATTTAGGTGAGAAAGATAAATTGAATAAACAAACAATAGAATTTTATAAAAAGGAAGTATGGAGAAAAATGAAATTTAGACAATACTCGTATGGTAATAAATCAATTGATACATTTTTGAATAACATAGAAAAGACATTTGGAGAAAACCTTTTAATTTGTTATGGAAATTGGAGTAGGTCTTCTCAAATGAAACATTTTATGCCTACAATGAATAAAGGATTAAGAAAACTAATCCATAAAAGATATGATACAATTACAATAAACGAATGTAATACAAGTAAGAAATGTTGTGATTGTTTTCAAGATTTGAAACATTATAGAAACAAGGAAAACAAAGAGGAATTTCGTCTTTTAGTATGTTCTAACTGCGTGAGTTGCGAAAACAAAAAAATCGTATTTAGAACACGAGATGCTAATTCAGCAATAAACATAATGAATTTGGGAAAATGTTGGATATACAAACAACAAAGACCAAATGAATTCTGTATTTCGTCTTTCACCATTTCAAATAAAAAAGAAGAAATGGAAAAAGTAAGACCATCAGTTGATTTTACGGAAGGTAATGCTTCCAGCCACCGAAATTTAGTATGAGTTTGTCTCATTTTTCTTTCCGGTCGGTGTAATAAAAATATTTAATCATATGATATAATTAATTAATCAATGTATATATATTACTTGTAGCTTTTTTTTGTTGGGTTTTTGTAGTTTTTTCTTTATTAATATACTGTTGATAATTTTTGGCCATTTGATCTGGACTAACAATGCAACCTCTTGTAGAAATTTTGAATTGTACAATGGATGATATTAATAAACCAGTGTATATATACCACATTGACTCGCCAACATTATCTCGTGTTACAACTAACTCAAATAGTTCATTTCTTTTAAGGATTGCATCTTGACTATCATTTTGGTATTGTTCTTTCATTAACGGTTTTAATATATTCCAATATTCTACAAAATTAGTTGGTACTATTTGATTTATTAATATGGAAGTATTACCACATATTTTAATTATCATATCAGCCGCTTGTTGCATTGCATTTTTTTGTTGTTGACTTATATTTGAATCAGAATCTATCGTGTTTTGAATATCTTTACTTACTAATAATTCCGTTAATAATTTGTTAGCTGTACTAGATACATAATAATAACCAACTACATCAGAAAATGCTGACTTAAACCCTGGATAAGCTATTAAAACTACAATTATTGCCCCAAAAATTAATGTCCATGGAATAAATGTGAATGCACTAGACGCTGATAAATTTTTACTCATACTCCCTCCACACGTTTGAGTTATTAAATATGTATTTACGGTAAATTGAACTATTAATATCAACAGGAAATAAATAGCTAAATAAAGTTTACTGCTGTTCAAGTAACTATTATAGCTTTCAGGGTTAACCATATCATCATATTTCAAACTAGGTTTAAGAGTCAAATAATATAGTAGAGTTGTTAATAAAAATGTAAGAACATTCAAATAACTATTTATCATACTTAATATTTTATTATATATTATGTATAATTTAATTTATAATTATAAATGTATTAAATATGACAATGGAATATACAAAAGAATACACACCGAAATTGGTAGAAAGTGGTGTTAAATATTTTTTGAATGAAACTCTAAAACAATGTCATATATTTAAAGAAAGATTTCATAATTGGATTTTTAATATAGGATTATTGATGGTTTTTTTAACAATTTTAGGATGTATATTAATTTATAAATATAAAGGAAAAATGTCTCCTATGGAAAAACAAAGAAAAGATCGGGAGAAACAAAAATATATATTGTCCAAAGTACAAAAATTTCAACTTGCTAAAAAACAAGCGCATCAGGAATTAATAACTGGATTACCAAATTGGGAAAGTGAATTTGAAGCAATAAATAATAAATTGATTTATTAATGATATAATCTATTACATGTAAACTTTAGTTTACAATAAAATTATTAAATCTTTACTATATATAACTAATATAGTAAACATGACAAGTAGAACAATTATGTCTATAATGGATGCATTTAATGAATATTATAAATTAAAAAGTAAATATGAAAATGATTATGATAAAGACAAACAAAAAATAATAAAAGCTAAGGCAATGAGTTGGAAAGAGAAAAGGGAAGCTTTTAAAAAATTAAAACCGAAATGTATTAATTGTAAACGTCCTGTAGGAACGATATTTTCTATTAAAAAGAGTCAAGATCCTAAAAATGATTTTAGAGAATTGAAAGCATTATGTGGTAGTTTAACAGAACCATGTAATATGATCATTACTATTAACGCAGGTGTCACTGATAATATTAATGATAGTATTAAAGAATTAGAAGATGATATTCAGAATTACAAAAATGAAATAATAGAGTATAAAAATAAATTGCTTTTCGGTTATGTCCAACCAGAAACGGTTATTACAAATTCTGATAAAATAAAAGAAGCTATTAATGATATTAGTTTTTTATTAAATATCAATTATGAGCATTTATTTGATGTTACTGATAATAAAAATAAAAACGATAAAATTTTGAAATTGGAAGAACAAATATATATTTTAATAAATGAAATAAAAAAATCCATAAAAAATTTTGATACTACTGGAAATATTAACTTTGTAAGAGATTCTATTGATATTTACGTTAATCAATTAGAGAGTAATTTAAAAGAATTATCAAAATTGAAATATAGTATAAATATGGTAGAATTTGATGACTCTGAAGGCGTTTATCGTTTAATACAACAAAAAAATAGTATTGCAGATTTAGAAGACTCACAAGTTTCGCCTGAAATAATAACCTTTGAATTTGGTGAAATATATACTGGAAAAACAAAAACAACAACAATAACAAGAACAACAACAAAGGGCAAAACTATGATACCATTAGGGAGTGAGGAAGAAATCAACGATCGTATTATTCCTATATATAATGAAGATGGATCAATTTCTTGGGAAAATCAAGAGTATCAAAATATATGGAATAAAATTCCTATTTCTTATAAAAAGGCGCTAATAGATGACAAAGAATGGTTAATGGATACTATGAGTCAAAATATTAAAAATAAAAAAGAAAATAAACCACTGCAGTTTGTTGCACCAAGTAAATTAATTATGCCGCCACAAATTTTAGAAGATGGTACATATGATTTTGGTAATAAAACGTATAATAATATTTTTAATAAATTTGATAAATCTTATCAAAAAACGCTTCTAACATTGTATTCAGAAAAAAATGGTGTTCGTAATTATGATATGATGATAAATGGTATTGCAAGTATAGTAAAACAAAATTTAGGGATTAATTAAAATACAAAAATTATTATTATAAATTGTTTTTATATTCTCTAACAAATAGTTATAATATTTTTATATTTTATATATACTAATATAGAAATCCAATGATATTTGAATATATTTCATTTCGTATATTTTTAGTCAGTTTTGCAATTGGATTATTTTTCGTTTACATTTACGGTACAGAAATGAAAACCATTTACATATACCCTAGTCCAGAAAATATAGATAAATTTGTATTTAAGGATAAAGCAGAAAATTGTTTTAGCTTTGTTGCAAATGAAGTTAAATGTCCAAGTAGTGATTTTTTTATAAGTAAAATTCCACTTCAAAGTTGAATATAAAAAATTGTAAAATTTATAAAAATATGTAATGTATTTTTATATCCATATATATTAATAATTATATGGCATTACATTTAAGTAGATTTGTTCATTCAGAAAATGGTAAAATAATAATGTCTATTTTATTAGGTTTTGGATTAGCTTCTTTATTTAGAACAGTGTGTAAAGATAAAGATTGTGTAATTTTTCATGCACCGCCTTTAGAAGAAATTAAGGATAAAATATATAAATATGATAGTAAATGTTATAAATATACCACAAAAACTGCAATGTGTGATAAAACAAAAAAAATAATTACTTTTTAAATTATTTTAAATTTGCGTAATTATTATAAATGAATCAATATTTATAATAATTATAATAAACCAATAATGAGTGATCCAATAAATACTACAACCAACATAATGGATTTACCAATGGATCCAGCTAATGGAGGAAGCAATATGAATTTAATTGCAAACGAAGCAATATCACAAAATGTTCAAAATATTCAAAATACACAAAACAATTCATCTGTTAACTTAGACCAAAATACTATTAATCAAATTGTAAATGGTCTTCAACAAGCAACTGCTAGTGGAGCAACACAATTAAGATCAAGAGATATTCCTATGACAACTAATAATTTAACTAATGATATGGGTATAACACCTAATTATATACCTCAATCAGTTATAGATAATGATGAAAATGATTATATAAGAAATTATCAAGAAACAGAAGAAATAATCAAAGAATATAACTCTAGTATTGAAGAACAAAATTCATTGGATGATATATATAATGAAATTCAAGTTCCTATATTATTAGCTGTTTTATATTTTTTATTTCAATTGCCATTTTTTAGAAAGTTTCTATTTTCATATTTTCCAATTCTATTTTCTAAGGATGGAAATTTAAATTTAAATGGATATATATTTATGAGCACATTATTTGGTATATTATATTATTTATTGAACAAAGTGAATACACATTTTGGAAAGTTCTAATTGTTTTAGTATTTTTAGTAATTTGTGATAATAGTATCATCGTGACCACAATGAAAAGTATCAAACAGTTCTTTATTTTCTAAATAGATTAAATACCAAATATTCACCTCCCACATAATGGTTTTTTCTTGATCCATAATCTGCAAACATTTATCTTTCATTAAATTTGCAAAATGTATTAATTTATCTTTATTACCACCGAAAACTCCACCTGCAAAATACCATGTAATATCTCTCAAAATATCAAATTTGTATAGACAATTTAAATCCCAAATATTACCCATTCTAATATTTTCATATGTTTTGTCGTGTAATGATTCTACAATATCAACAAATTCGTCATCGCCGCGTTTAAAAACATATCTTATACCAAAATCAACCCATATAAATTGTTCTGTATTAAAATAATTTAATTCTATAGCTTGACGGATCCATTCAGTTTTATTACACATAGTAAACATATATTCCATAGTATCTTTGGATGAATTATCTGTGTTTAAAGAAAAATTTGTCAAAACCATGTTATTCATATATTTGTACAAGTCATATTGATGTCTATCAATTAATACTATCTTTGTATATTCATTTTCATATTCTATTATTTTTTCATACATTTCCTTATCTACAAATATTATTTTTTGAATTTTAGCTCTTAAAAATAACATACCCAATTCTATGTATTTATTAATATCATGACTAGCTCTTTGGTTTATATTAGTTAAGAATCCTGATACAATTGTAATATTGTTCATTAATTATATTATAATTATAATTATAATATATAATATTTATTTATATTTATTATATATTTTGAATATAAAAATTTATTTTTTATAATATGGATCATTTTTTAATGGTGTAAAATGTAAATTAAAAATATCTTTGTTTTTTTGTGCAATCTTCCTAGTTTTTGTTTTTATATTTTTTTTGGTTTTTTTGGTATTTTTATTATTCTTAATAGTCTTAGTGTTATTACTGATGTTACTATTTTTGATTTGTTTTGTTTCAGATTTAGATTTATGTTTTATCATATCTTTAGATGCAGCAATCATAAATGGCTTATAATTTAAAAACCATTCTTCATATTCTTGGGATCCTTTTTTGCTTTGAAGTTCCTTAAATTTTTTTGCTTTTTCTGCGCGTAATTCTTCTAGACTATCTTGATGACCATAACAAATAATACTAAAACGTTTTAATAAACCTTTCTGTTTAAGTCTATTTTTCTGTTGTACATCAAAAAGAAATTTGGACATACATAAAATTCTCTCGGTAAATTCATTATAATAGTCACGATCTGTGTATAAAAAAGATAAATAAAAACTCAACATTGTATCTATAGTGGCTATTTTCACTTTTTTACCATTTATTTTAATTACATTATAACTATGACATGCAATAGGTTTATAAATAAATAATACTGTATCATTATTTAGGCGTACTTCATAATGCTCTGGAATAATTTCACCTATTGGTTTATGATATATTATTTTCGTTTTTGTAACACCTATATCTTTTAATCGTTCTACAATAATTTCTGCAGTAGTTTTTGGTTCATGAGACAATATATCAAAATCAGGTATTTTGTTTAATTTTTTACGTAAATTTTTTGGCATATATTGTGAATAAAGTGAAATAGCAAATCCACCAAAAAAAACTACTCCTTGATTGATTAAAGTATCCCTAATTGTAGTATAGATAGCATCCGAATTTTCAACATCAAACATTTTACGTTGAATTTCTATATTATTACATTTTTCAGCATTAATTAATGGATAATTTTTATTTAATAATGTGATACGCTTTAACACTTTTTCCCATCTAGATATATCTCCAGCAGGCCTAGATAGTTCTAAATACATGGACATTCTTAAAAAATTAGGCGGTGCATATAATATTCCAGAAATTCGTATAGAGTCTTTTTTAAGCGCATTATATATTTCTTTAGGTATTTGTGTTATATCTGCAACAGGTATAAAATTTACAAATACCTTATAAGTTCCGTGATGCTGTCCTGATTTTGCTTCTACATCAGTATATCCGTGTTCAAAATAAATATCTGCTAATTCTTTTGCATCATTTAATGCGTTTGGCGAAAAAAAATCATAGTCTGGTATTTCTGCATCTTTATTATAAAATTGGTCTTCTGCAGGTAAAATATTATTAATCGCAGTACCTCCATAGCAAATCAAATTTTTAACCTTTATAAAATTTTCAACAATTTCTATCATTTTAATAATTTCTTCTGAATTAACAATACGTTTCCCTAGTTTTTCTTCTGCGTCATCTACTGCCATACGTAATATTGCTAATTCACAATCTTGAAAAGTCAACCCCTTGCATATATTTTTATCAGGATTTTCAATGTTTTTCATATTTAATTTATCTTATATTATAATGATAAATTAAATTTGTATATGAAATTATATTTTTAATTATTTTTATTATTTTTATTATTTTTATTATTTTGTAATATATTTTGTATTCTTATTCTTTGTTATAATTTACAGACCAACCACTATTGTTATTCAATACAACTCTAGTGACTTGTTTATTATTATTATTATTATTATTATTATTTTGACTTTCAAAATGTAATGATTTATCATTTTTTTGATACAATATTGTATAATCATCACAACTTTTGTACATGAGTTTAAAATAGTTTAATAATTCATCTTCACTACAATCATCCATACTATAACAATTCATTCTAGAAAAATTATGATTGTCTAAAATTTCACACAATTTATCACTATGTATTTTATTATCTAATACTAAAAAATCATTGTTAGGGTCTTGATACAATGTTTTTAATAAATCCAATTTATTGTAAAAACTTTCTAATCCTAATATGCAATATTGTTTTTTATGATTCAAATTAATAATTTTATTATAATATTTGTGTTCAAAATTTTTACGCTTCCATATTTGACTGCAATTATTTCTGTATTCAGGATTTTCATATGCGTCGTGATTTTTCATGTATTCATCTATATTATACATTTCATAGCAACGATTACTTAAATTCCATATAATTCTGTTTATTTCAGAATTTCTTATTAATGAAAAATTATTGCTACCGCTATTCATATATTGAATATAACCTATTTTAGGTATTCTTACTATTTTAGTAGAAACAGCAGTTCTAACTAATACTTCGTAATCATCTAAAATTGGTAGATATTCACAAAAGTTTCCTATTTCCATTAATGTATTTTTTCTCCATATTCTTGGATGATTTGGTACACCCACAATATGAGACATTGTTATATTGTTCATGTTCGGCGTCATACAAACAAATCTCCATTTGTCTCTTATTTTTTGTCTATAATAACCTGCATATCCCAATCCAAAAAAATTACCGTAAGTATAGTCTTTACCATCTTCACAAATATTTATAAAATCCATATAAATAAAACCGACACTTTCGTCCTTTTCAAAAACATTTGTAGCATCCAAAAGTGTATACGGTAATAATTCATCATCATGATCCATTTCTAAAACATATTTACCACGACATAAAGATATTACTTCATTTTTAACATTTCCTATATTACCATTATTTTCACTTCGTTTATATAAACGAATACGTTTTTCATGGTTAAATTTTTCTCTTAAAAATACAAAATGTTCATCATTCGGTGAATCATCTAGGATGACCCATTCCCAATCCTTCATAATTTGAGTTTTAATACTATCGTAAGCACGTACTATTTTTTCATATGAATTATAACAAGTAGTAAATAATGAAAACACAGGACGGTTATTTTCTTTAGTAGTTACACAAGAAGCTAAATATGTATTGTTAACATTATCATTAAATGAATTTATATTAGATTCATCTAATCTATCATAATGAAGCCAACGTTTATTCATTTTATCTACAATAATTGAATATACATCTTTGGAATACTCAGATCTATCTTCTCCAAATGTTACAATTAGGTGATATTTTGGATCAAATATTTTATTTAATTCTTCTTTATTTTTAACTATAAATATGGAACATATTAACTGTTCTGTATGTTTATTTAAAAACTCGTCAATATTTGCATATTTATCACGTCTAAAAAATAAAATATATGGATATTTCATTAAAATATATTACTCACAATTATTTAAATACTAATTATAGGAAATAAATAAAAATTAATATTTGAAACTATAATAATCAGTAGATGCAGTTCTAGTTTGATATGAATATTCAGGATTTTGTTGTGTAGGAACAGGAATAGTAACTGGTTTGTAACGTAGATTTTCAGGTTTTAATATAAATGCATATCCACCATTATTAAAAAATATAGTGTTTTCTTCTAAAAAATTATCAACATGTTGGTAACGCATAGCTACCATTTGACAGCCTGTGGCTCTAGATAACATACCGCTAGGATTACTGGGATTCACATTGGAATCAGGAAAAACTATAGTCATACATCTTTTATTAAATTCTTCTAATTCATTAATATCAGGAGTATTTTTAACGTCATAATAACGTAAGCCTCTCATGAATACTGAATTACTAGTCATATTAACATATTCCATAAATGCTTTATTTTCCAGAAAAGAATTATTAGATTTATCTACAATCAATATAATTTTATTCATAAAAGATGTTAATGGTTGTGCAGCAATGTTTTTACCATAATTTTCATAACTGAATTTTTTTCCCAACATAAGGTTATAATAAGATTTAAATATTTTTGCTAAATTATTATATACTTGTTGTTCATTACTTTTGATTCTTAAATGAATAATTAAGGGATCTGTTGGATTTGGAACGGTACCTCCAGAAAATGCATAATTACTTATTACATACATTACCTCACTGAACGGAACGCTATTAAAAGTTTCTTTTACATAAAAATTCTTAGAATTAGAACTGGTAGAAACTACGGGTTTTTTATTAACATTGTATATTTCAAAATCTAAACAACGTACCCCTTCTTTAAGAATGCTTTTTAAAATACAAGTATCTACGTAATCATTGCGATAAGTACCTCCACTACAAGCATTATAAGCAGTTTTAATATAATAATCATACAAATTACCATTACAATCACTAATTTTTGGTGATATTGATTTTATATTTCCATTAATACTTGGATATAATTTATTAACATAACTACACTCTTTTGATTGAAGACGAGTTAAATAAATCATATAATAAATATAAATAATTACAATTATTAAAATAAATGCTAAAATGAAATAAGAAATGAATTCTTCATCCATATTATACATTGAATTTAAGTTAAAATTTTGATTTGTCATACTTAATATAATATATTATTTAAAAAATAAATAAATATTATAATATATTAATTACTAATTATATATATAATCATGGCAGGTGGATTATTAAATTTAGTATCAAGTGGACAACAAAATGTAATATTAAATGGTAATCCTTCAAAAACTTTTTGGAAAGCTACATATTTAAAATACACTAATTTTGGTATGCAAAAATTTAGAATAGATTTTGAAGGAACACCTACATTACGTTTAACAGAATCCTCTACATTCCAATTTAAAGTGCCAAGATATGCGGATTTATTAATGGATACCTATATTGTATTAGATTTACCACCAATTTGGAGTCCTATATTACCACCTCAAGAATATATTGATTTTAGTGGAAATATTGCATATACAAATTGGGCGGCTTATGAATTTAAATGGATTGATTATATTGGAGCAATGATGATTGATAAAATAACTATTAATTGTGGTAATCAAAAATTACAAGAATATTCTGGTGCTTACATATTAAATATGGCCCGTAGAGATTTTATTGGACAAAAATTAAATTTATTTTACGAAATGATTGGACATGTTCCTGAATTAATAGATCCGGCAAATGCAAATGGCCACGCTAATTCTTATCCGAACGCATATTATACTTGTAATACAAGTGGCGCCGAACCGTCTATAAGAGGAAGACAATTATATATACCATTAAATTCATGGTTTACACTAAAAACACAAATGGCATTTCCATTAGTTTCTTTGCAATATAATGAATTACAAATAAATGTTACTATTAGGCCTATTAGTGAATTATTTAAAGTGAGAGATGTTTTAGACGATATAAATAACTATCCATATATAGCACCCAATTTTAATCAATTTCAGAATCAAATGTACAGATTTTTACAAACACCACCAGATATTGAATTAGGAATTAATTCTTACTTAGATCAACGCTCAGTTTGGTTTCCAAATATTCATTTGATGTCTACTTATTCTTTTTTATCTAATGATGAGTCCCGAATATTCGCTAAAAATGAACAAAAATATTTATTTAAACAAGTAAACGAAAACGTATTTTATAATGTTACTGGATCAAATAAAGTAGATTTAGATTCTTTGGGTTTAATTTCTAATTGGATGTTTTATTTTCAAAGAAGTGATGTAAATTTACGTAATGAATGGACAAATTATAGTAATTGGCCTTATAATTCTTTACCTTCTAACGTAACCCCTGCGCCTACTACTGGAGATTTTACTTTATACAATGGTAATACTATAGGACCTGGTGTAAATCCAGATGGTTCTTTAACTGGTTATGTGAATTCAGGAATATCAAATGATCAAAATATCAAAGAAATATTAATAAATTTGGGTATTTTATTGGATGGACAATATAGAGAAAACTTATTGAATGTTGGTGTATTTAATTTTGTAGAAAAATTTACTAGAACCGCTGGCGCGGCACCAGATGGTTTATATTGTTACAATTTTTGTTTGAATACTTCTCCATTAGATATGCAGCCATCTGGAGCAATTAATATGAATCGTTTTAATCAAGTTCAGTTTGATTTTACTACTATTACTCCAGCGTTGGATCCATTGGCACAAGTGTTGACAATATGTGATCCTGAAACTGGTGATATTGTAGGTATTAATAAACCAACATGGAGGATTTATGAATACAATTATAATCTTTATGTAATGGAAGAAAGAGTAAATATGGTAATATTTGTTGGTGGAAACGCAGGATTAATGTATGCAACTTAATCCACATTTATTCCACCTTTAGAAAAGGTGGAGCCAAATGGTTTGGTTACATTTATTAGACATTTATTCCACCTTTAGAAAAGGTGGATTTAACGATTCACTTTGAAGAATAGATAATGTAATATTTGGATGTTTTCTTTCTTCATAATATGTTCCATTAAAACTACAAAGGTCATTACTCGTTCTACAATTATAAGCATATTTGTATTCTATTATTCCGGATAAAATATCCATTTTTCCAAATTTTGTACATTTTCCTAGGTCATATATTTTCTCATCATTTTTATATGGTTTGAAATATACGCAATTTTTGCATATTGGAACTTTTGAATTTATAATAAATTGTTTTTTTTCCACAGAAAACACTCTTGTAAATGTAAATAACAATAATAATATAAAAATCATTTTTCTCTATTATTATTATTCAAAAAAAATTTTAAATGGTTTGATTATAATATTATTTTCAGTGAGATTTCTCCTATTTAGAACTATGCATTTTGACAATAAATTTGCAAAATAAATATATTAAAACGGCAATATACGCATCAAAAATAATAATAATACATTTATTACTATTATTTTCAATGTTATAATAATACCATGGTATTGCAACTGCACCGTAAGTCAATTGTGCAATTTGAATAGTCGTTATACAGATTTTATATTTTTGTATTTTATTTTTAATTACTGGAAACATACAACAAAGATAATATAGGTACATTATGGAATGTACTCCAGAATTCAATAAACTAGCAAAATAAATAGCATCCAGTTTATATACATAACCTAAATGCCATAACATACTTGCACCCATGTGATGAAATTTTTGCAAAAATAGTGGCTCTCTTTTTTTCGCATATAAAATGAATGTATCTATAAATTCATAATATTTGGATATGTAAAACCAAAATAGTAGATTATCAATACCTGGCATATTAAAATAATATTGCGGTTTTGCATATATAGGATTATGTATAAATGCATTGAATAAGAAGATAAAACTATATAAACTGAATAATTCTAAAAAAACATTGTGAAATATTGAAAAATAATGTGTTATTTCAGAGCGTACAGTTGAAAATTCTTTCTTGGAAACATTTATATAAAATAAATTCATAGTAATTGGATACAAAAAATGAATCATGTAAATTACTGCTTACGTGGTATGATGTATTTGTAATTGCATTAATGTATTTATATTATTTATAAATATTATTTTTTAGTATATTTCTTTAAGTTATTTTGGGATTTATTATATTAACTTTATTATTTTTTCCAAAAGTATTTTGGGATTTTCAATTTTGGACATTTTTTTTGTCCATTTTTGAAAAATGGAAAAAGGTCTTGAGAAAAATCAAACCTTGTTACCATAAATGATTTTTATCATGTGATCGCCAAAAAAATAATTCTAAAATTGTTAGCATAAATTTTTTTGTTTGAATTTTTGGGAAAATAGAGGGGATTTTTTTGTTGCCAATATTTAGGAGAATGGCAACATATTTATCCCAAAAAATCCCCTGTAAATTTACATGTGAATTATGTTACTATTTTACGTCTAGCTCAAAAGATTACAATAAACACATTAAGACGAACAAACATTTAGGCAACACTTTGGCAACAGATGGCAACCAAAAAAATCCCAAAAAAGAGGCTATTTTTAAATGTGATTATTGTGATAATCAATATAGCGATAGGTCTGGTTTATGGAAACATAAACAAAAATGTATTCAAAAAAACACTCATAATGATACACAACATAATAATACAAATGATAATGAAAATAATGATTTAATTCACTATCTTATGAATGAAAACAAAGAATTGAAAAATATTATTATTGAAGTGTGTAAAAATATTCAACCAACCAATATTAATAATACAATAAATAGCAATAATAAAACATTTAATCTTCAAGTTTTTTTAAATGAGACCTGTAAAGATGCTATGAATATTAGTGATTTTGTTGAATCTATTAAATTACAAGTGTCTGATTTGGAAAATGTAGGAAAGGTAGGTTATATTGAAGGAATTTCCAATATAATCATAAAAAATTTACAAGCTTTAGATGTAGAAAAACGTCCGGTTCATTGTACAGATCAAAAAAGAGAGGTTATGTATGTAAAAGACGAAAATATTTGGGAAAAGGAAGATGAAACCAATAAAAAACTACGAAAAGCAATACGAACGATAGCCCATAAAAATATTTGTATGTTGAAAGCATTCCGAGATAAATATCCAGATTGTGAGGAATACAATTCCAAGAAAAATAGTCAATACAACAAAATTGTAATTGAAGCAATGGGAGGCAAAGGTGATGATGATTTTGAAAAGAATTCAAAAATTATTAAGAAAATTGCCAAAGTAGTTGGGATTGACAAAAATTGATTTATTACTATTTATTTCAAATATGCATTTGATGCTAGTGGACCTTCGTCTATAAATTCTCCGGTAATGCTATAACGTTTATCATACGTTGGCATAAATTTTAGACCAGATGGTTTATATCGTTCATCAAATAATTCTTGACTACCTTTAAAGTCACTTATCCATGTATTTACACCAAAATTTGGTTGTAAAGGTTCATCCAATTTTTTTTTATTTGATGTATATAATTTAGCTTGAGTACCTATATCTGTAGTTAAAGTGGAATAGGTTGGTGTAACGCCCCAGGTCAACTTACCTGCATCATTTTCCCCGGGAATGTTTCTCGTAGATGTAAATGAAATGGCCTTATCTTTAGCATTAATGTGAGGATTACACCCGCGACAATCTATGTCTGCCATACATTGTTCACCTGTAATTACACAACGCGCTGTGGCTGGAGCACAAAAATTTTTACAACTTTGTGTATTGGTTAATGGTAAATCAACTGTATGTGTTGTTTTGGGAGACCCAATATCTTTATATAAAGCTATATTAGAATCAAAACACTCAACATAATAACCATTATATAACAAAAAATGTATATATTTAAATACAAACATTAAAAGAAATAAAGATAACAATGCTAAAATAACGGTTATGTATTGATTTCTAATTAAATTCATATTTTTATATTTATCTGATATTTTATTTTACTCTATTAGATAAAATTGTATTTTTGCAATAATATTATATTGTTTAATTATAAATATAACAATATAAAATGCCAAGTCAAAATAGCGATACTCAAGAATTGGATAAAAAAAAAGCAGAATTAAATCCTTATTCCAATTCAAAAAGTGACAATTTCAAAAACATTGGCTCTTTTTTGATGTCTGTTATCACAATAATATTTATAACTATATTATATATTATTTTTAGTTCTATTATTTTATACGAATGTAAATTAGCACAATCAAATATTGTTCCTACTATTCTAGAGTGTTATCCATATACTAATTTTACATTAGATATTGAAAAAATAAATGCAAATATATTTATAACAGACACTGAACCACCAAACTCTTCTAAGATTAATTTTCCATATGATAAATTTAATTCAAGTAACTCAATTTTAGAGATGTTTCGCAAATACAAAGAAGATCCAGGTTCTAGTTTTTTTTTAAATTACATTATATCTATTTTAGAAAATTTAATTAATTTTAATAATAACGCATTAACAACGTTTTTTAATTTTTTAAATAATTTACCAGAAATATTAATTGTTACTATTGGACCGGTAATATCATTAATTTATTTTGGTTTAGTCCAAATAATGAGTTTGTTTATGTTTATGTTTTATTATTTTAGTGAAATGAATTGGTTTTTTAAAGAAAATGTAAATGCTGATTCAAACGAAAAACCAAAATGGGAAGATATTGATATAGAGGATCCATACAAAATGGGTGTATCATTTACTTTAGTAGGTAGTCTTTTTATTTTGTTTTGGATTTTATCATTTACAATAACTCCATTTTTAGTAATATTCATTTTTTACACGTGTTTTTTTATGACATTTAGTTATAAATTTGATTTTGATAATAAAAATGGTAGTTTGTTAAATATTATTAAAGAAACTTTTAAGCATTATAAGGTAACAATTACAAGTTTATTAAGTTTTTTAATAATATTAACAACTTTTAGTAAATTAGGAACAGTGTCAGGAGTTATTTCAATATTAACTGTTCTTTTAATTTATTTTAAAATGATTGATATTAATATTTTTGAATCTATTGAACCAATTAATGCTACCCCATTATCTACGTTTGATCAAGCTATAAAAAAATGCAGTAATACCGCAAAACAAAAGTCAAAATCAATTCTAAAGACAATGGAAAAATTTTTTGATTTAAAAGGTGGTGGAATTAATAATGAATTAAAAAAATTAAATAAAAAATTGCAAATTAAAATATAAAAGCACTACATGTTATTTAGTATATCATGACAAGCAAAAATTTTAAATATCCAAAAGTAAGTATTTGTACACCAACTTTTAATAGGAGACCATTCATACCTTTTTTAATTAAATGTTTTGAACATCAAAATTATCCAAAAGATAAATTAGAATGGATCATAATTGATGATGGTACGGATAAAGTAGAAGATATTTTTTTGTCGCATATGGATAATAATAGAGTATATGATTTTAAATATTATAGTTATGATACAAAAATGACATTAGGTAAAAAAAGAAATTTAGTACATGATAAATGTTCCGGTGATATTATAATTTATATGGATGATGATGATTATTATCCCCCAGAAAGAATTAGTCATGCAGTAGAAACATTGCAGAAAAATCCAAAAGCATTATGTGCCGGATCTAGTGTCATGTATATTTTTTTTAAACATATTAATGAAATGTACAAGTTTGGACCTTATGGCTCCAATCATTCTACCGCAGCAACATTTGCTTTTAGAAAAGAATTGTTAAAAGAAACCAAATATGATGATAATGCATGTTTGGCAGAAGAAAAACAATTTTTAAAAAATTATACTATTCCTTTTGTACAATTAGATCCATTGAAATCTATATTAGTTTTCTCTCATAATCATAATTCCTTTGATAAAAAAATATTACTGAATGATGGTACCAATCAATTTGTAAATAAATCCACTTTGAAGGTGAGCGATTTTGTAAAAGAACCTGAAATAACTGAATTTTTTATGAAGAATATTGATGACTTATTAGAAAAATATATTCCTGGAAAACCGGAATTTAAACCAGATGTTTTAAAACAAATGGATGAAATAAAACAAAAGAGAGAAAAAATAATACAAGAAAAGGAAAAAGAATTACAAAGCAAAAATGAAATTTATAAAAAAAATACCATTAATAACAATATATTTATGGATAATAAAGTAAATGAAATGTCAATGATGATTAATGAATTGTTAATGGAAAATAATCAATTGAAAGATAAAGTGAAATATTTAGAAGATAAAATATCTAAATTAATAATACAACAAATAGAAGATCGTAAAAATAAACTTAAAGATATATCAAATATATAGATTATTATATAAATATTTCTTTTTGTATCAGACATGTATTATGAAGATAGTTTTCATCCCACCCAAGATAATGATAATTTGAATCATCAAAAAAAAGAGTTAAATAATATCAAATCGTGTGATTCTGGTTATACTTTTGTTTATAGAGATAAAATATTACCATCTGGTAAAAATAAGAAAGCTAGAATAGATTGTTATACATCAGGCGATGTAGGTACATATATTAGAAACGCAGAAACAGGTAACTACTATAAATATAAAGTAGGATCAAAAGAAGAAGATCTATTTTTTAAACTTGCATTATCAAGCGGTGAATTAAATGCCTCAAATGGTTCTAATATACTTTTTTATGACAGTCCTGAGCAATATGAAAAGCATTTACTTAATGTTTTAAGAGATGAAATAAAAGAAAAATGGTTACTAAAAAAACGTCAGTTATTTGCTAATTGTAAATAATTTTAGTATATAATATAATATATAATATGATATTCAAAATATTATATTATTTATTCCTGTTAATACCAAGTAATTTGAGACAATCAATGTTAGAAGATGAAAGCGGTTTAATTAAGCTAAGAATTAAAAAATTTATTGAAGGCTATGATGAAAGAAAATATCCTATTCATATTACAGACAATGAATATATGGATAAATATGATGATCATGATAAAGATGATAATATTGACATGTTATATAAAATACAAAAAAACATATTGTATAAAGAAATTTTAGAAATGTTAGAAAATCCAAATATGCATATGAATTCTAAATTAGAGTTAATAAAAAAACATAATATTATACCTATGAATAATAACAATGAAATAACCTCTTTCAATTTACTAGCAGGTAATTTATATAAAAATTATTATGATTGATGATTGTTGTTAGATGATTATATATCTAAATCAATTTCTTCTTCACACCCGTCATTGTTTTCAAATTCCATATCTATCTCTTTGTAGGTAATGTCTACAGCATCTTCTTTCATATACTTATCTAAATATCGGTATATTCTATTTATATCCAGTTTTGTTATTTCATAATTTTCAAAAAAATTATATATTTGATTATCATCATAAATACTTTTAATATAAATTAAATATCCAAACAAATCTTTTTTATCCATAGATATTTTTTGGCATAATTCTTGAATAAAAATATAGTTATTGTATTCTGTTGAGTATTTGGTCAACACTTTAGTAAAACGAATATCATTTGATGTAATTTTTTTTTTATTTAATGGTTTAAAAATTTCATTATTTAAACTATCATGGTATAATTTATTATTTTTAAATGTTTTGATAAGACTACTCATTTCATTGAACTGCCATATTTGTTTTTGAAATGTAATTCTATCAATATAATCAGAAAAACATATATTTTCTAATTGTTCAACATATAAAGGAATAGTTATTGTTTTATTTATTTTTTCATAACAATCAATAATATTTTCATGCCATAATAATCCTACACTAGTTCTATCTGTTTCATTCATAATGTTGTTATGATTATCAATACTATATAAATTATTCAATAATTTATAAGTAATTTTTTTAGTATCATCATTGTATGATTTTAATTGAAAAAAATTCTCTATTATATTAGAATCAAATATTTCTGGTTTATTGTTATAAATATTAAAAATAGTTGTTAATTTCCTAATATCACTTTGCACATAATTT